GCAAACAATGCGTACACTGCCCCGGCAACGTTATACCTAGCGTTATTTACTGCTAATCCAGACGAGGATGGCAGTGGGGCTGAGGTATCAACATCTGGCACCGCATACGCTCGACAGACTGTTGCATTTACTGTGTCAGGTAACACGGCATCAAATAGTGGCGCTGTTGAATATCCAACTGCTACCGCATCTTTTGGTACTGTATCGCACGTTGGAATTTACGATGCGTCAACCAGTGGAAACTTGATTGCATATGCCGCGCTTTCTAGCAGCAAAACAATCAGCACAGGCGATGTGTTCCGAGTTCCTATAGGCGATTTGGACATTACGCTGGACTAATAGATGGCAATAATTAACTCAAGCGCATTTTCATTTGGAGCTGGCAACTTTGGCTCCTATGCGTTTGGTGATGACGTTTTACCAATTATTGTTGCATCGTCTGCAAGTGTTACATCGGCTGGCGTTCGCGTTGTTGATGCATCGGCATCGACGTCTGTTGCGTCTACTTTTTCTGCGACTGGCGGATTTACTGCAAATGTTCAAGCAACAACTGCGGCTACATCTGCAGTTGCGGCAACGGCTAAAAGAGTTAGAGAGGCAAGCGCTATATCGGCGGCTACTTCATCTACTCAATCTAATGCAACCGCAACATTTGTATCTGGTGCCGTATCAAGCGCCACAACGGTTACAGCATCGATCGGCGAGCAATTTGTGCTTAAAGAATCGAGCATGTATTCGTATGGCACATCAACTTGGAACAGTCACGCTTATGGTATAGATGACCTGCAAACTGTGTCGTCTGCTACGGCTACGACAACAGCAGTACCAACCAGAATTATTTCTGGATCTGCATCGACATCTGCATCTGCCTCGGTTACATCTGCGGCAACCAGAGTTCGAGAATCAAGTGGCGCTGTTACCGCATCTGCAACTAATACGGCAAATGCTGTTTACATTGTTGTTGCAGAATCTACAATTTCAGCACAATCATCGGTAGCAATTTCGTATATCCGAAAACGTAATGTTGATGGAATATCTATAATCCAATCATCATTTGCGTCACTTGCAAGAGAAAAATGGGAATTCGAGCCAATTACGACTGCATCTTGGTCAAATATTGCCTCAAATGATGTTACATGGACTAAACTAGCCGCTTAAAAGGAGTAATAATGGCTGATACTACAACAACGACGTATGCGCTGGTAAAACCTGAAGTCGGCGCGTCTGAAAACACTTGGGGAACCAAGTTAAACATAAACCTCGATAGCATTGATGATTTATTGGACGGAACAACGCCGGTTACTGGTATTGATATTAATTCTGGCGCAATTGACGGAGCTGCAATTGGGGCCAACTCAGCATCAACTGGTAATTTCAGCACATTATCTATTGCCGGAACAGCAATTACTGCTACGGCTGCTGAATTAAATTTTGTTGATGGCGTTACTTCAAATATTCAAACTCAATTTGATAACATAGTAATATTTGCCTCCGGCACAATAATGTTGTTTGGAAATACAGCAGCCCCAACCGGATGGACTAAGATTACTGATTCTGGTGATAACCACGCATTGCGCGTAGTGACCGGAACAACAGGCACGGGTGGTTCAGTTGATTTTTCAACTGCTTTTGCGTCTCAGACGGCTTCTGGTACGGTTTCTGTAACTGGTTCTGCTGGTAGCACGACACTTACAACACCGCAAATACCTAGCCACAATCACACTGTACCCGGCATGTTTAGACAATCTGGCCCCAATCCTCCAAGTAACCGGGCAACTGTAGCGGGAGGCTCAGGAACGCTTCTGACTCCAGCTACAAGCTCTACTGGTGGCGGTGGATCACACAGTCATCCGCTTACTATTTCAGGATCTACATTTACTGGAGACGCAATTAACTTGGCTGTAAAGTATGTTGACGTTATAAGGGCCACAAAGGATTAACTATGCAGTTAAAAAACGGAAATTTTTGCCCACTTATAAAAAAAGATTGTGTTGGTCTTACTTGCGCTTGGTTTACCAAAGTTCAGGGATACGATACAAACACTGGGAGTGAAGTTGAAGAATATCAATGTGCAATGGCTTGGATGCCTATGCTTTTAATTGAAAACTCAGGTCAACAAAGACAAACTGGTGCAGCGGTGGAAAGTTTTCGTAACGAAATGGTTAAAACTAATCAAACATCTCAAAAAATTTTATTAGCGTCTTTAAGTGGAAAAAAACAACAAGATGAAAATATTTTGTTAGACGTAACCACGCCAAAGACAAAAAATGTAAAACATAGATCTCTTGGGAGTAAGAAATGAGGATTACAATTGTTAGTAACTCTGTTGGTGTAGATGAAAATTTTCGCGACGAACTTGATTTATCTCAATGTGGACTTCCTGAAAATTTTTGGGCATTTCAATGGAATGAGCGTGGAGGCGAGACAGGCCACATTGAATACGATTCTGCAGATGTTGCAAATGAACAAGTTAATGCAATACCTGCTTGGGCTAATGCTTGTATTGCTGTTTGGCAAGCAAAATTGGATCAAGAAGCCGCAGAATTAGCAGCGGCAGAAGCAGCGGCTGCGGCCGAGGCAGCAGCTCAGGCTGAGGAAAGCACTCCTTAAAATGAATGTTGAGCTTGAGCAAAATAATTATTTGTATGTACCAAATTTTTTAACTGCTGAACAGGCAGATAATTTAGCTCAAGATTTTTTTATTGCTCAAAAAGATGGGCTTTTAGAACATGATGAGCAAGTTCCAAAAGCACTAGCTGGATATAACCTTTTTTCGTGCGTCAAGACGTTGGTTAAAATGTTGCCGAAAGTAAGCGAGATATGTGGAGATGATGTGTTACCTACTTACACATTTGGGCGTATTTACGGTAAAGGTGATGTGTTGGAAAGGCACACCGACCGAGATTCTTGTGAAATTAGCCTTACTGTTACGCTTCAAAAAGACAAAACAGATTGGCCTATTTGGATTCAAAAACCAAACGGAGAAGAAGTTAGTTTAAATTTAAACGTAGGTGACGCAATGGTTTATCTTGGCTGTTCAGCGCCTCACTGGCGCGAGGCCTATCAAGGAACTTTACAAACGCAAGTGTTTTTTCATTATGTTCTTGCAAATGGAAATCGAGCAACCGAGTATTTTGATCATAAGAATATGATTGGTGCTAATTTATGACTTTTGATGTTCGTGATTATATTGTTGTACTGGAAAATATAATTTCTGATGAGTTATGTGATGAAATTTTAGATGAATATTGCAACGACAATAAGTGGACGAACACAACTACTGGTAATGGATTAAATCGAGATATAAGGCGGTGCGACGCTATTAATATATCTGAGACTTTTATCATTGAGCAAAATCAAAACAAAAGAAAAAACATTGACGACAAACTTTTTGTTTGTGCATCAAGTGCAATACAAAAGTACAACGATAAATTTATAGAGTCTAAAATTGAAATTGATTCTGGCTACACACTTCTTAGGTATCAAGAGGGAGAGTTTTACTCGCAACATACAGATCATTTTTTGCAAGTGCCTAGAACTGTTTCTTGTTCCTTTGCCTTAAATGACAATTTTGAAGGCGGTGAGTTTTGTTTTTTTAATCGCGAACTTACTTACAATTTGCCAAAGGGATCGGCGATAATGTTCCCTTCAAACTTTTTATATCCGCATGAAGTCATGCCTGTAAAAAGACGCGTTAGATATTCTATTATTACTTGGTTTACATAATGATTAAATTTAAAACTGAGGGACTATAAATGGCTCTTATACCATTGCAATTACCGCCCGGTATCCTGCGAAACGGCACTGAGTACGAGCAATCAAACCGATGGCGTGATGCTAGTTTAATTCGTTGGCATAACAATTCAATGCGTCCAGTCGGCGGTTTTATCGCTAGAGTATCCTCCGCTTTTGCTGCGGCGCCTCGAGGCTTACACGCATGGCGAGATAACTCGGATGGCACACAAATTGCCGGTGGTACTTATGAGAAACTTTATTATGTAAATGCATCTGGGACTGTGTCTGATATTACGCCAGCAGGATTTACGTCTGGTAACGAAGATGCTGCAGTTAATATTGCATATGGCGGAGCGCTGTATAACACTGGATATTATGGCGTTACACGTCCAAACACAGGCGTTTTTCAAGAAGCTACAACTTGGTCGTTGGACAATTGGGGCGAATATTTAGTTGGATGCACGTCTGACGACGGCAAGTTGTACGAATGGCAGCTTAATCCTGCTGTTGTTGCAGCACAAATTACTAATGCACCAATTAATAACTTAGGGCTTATTGTTACGGAAGAAAGATTTTTGTTCGCGCTAGGGGCTGGAGGCAATCCTAGAAAAGTCCAATGGTGCGATAAAGAAAACAATACGTTATGGACACCAGCGGCAACAAATGAGGCCGGAGATTTTGAGTTACAAACTAGCGGTCAAATCATGGGCGCTGTCAGAGTTAGAGGGCGAACGCTAATTGTTACCGACACCGACGCTCATATTGCAACGTATCAAGGCCCACCATTTGTGTTTGGATTTGAGCGAGTTGGCACGGCAACTGGTATGGTAGCGAGAAAAGCTATTGCCGCAGTTGATGAAGGCGCGTTTTGGATGGGGCGAGATGCATTTTTTGTATTTAATGGATCTGCCGCAAAAGAACTTCCATGCGAGGTTTCTGATTATGTGTTTGGCGACATTAATCACAATCAAATTACCAAAGTTTACGCTGTGCATAACAGCGCGTATGGCGAGGTTTGGTGGTTTTATCCAAGTTCATCATCTTTGGAAAATAATCGGTATGTCTCATACGATTATAGAGAAAATCATTGGGAAATTGGTCAAATTGACAGGACGTGCGGAATTGATGCTGGCGTATATGACAATCCAATATGGGGCGATGCCAGCGGTAATTTATTTGACCACGAGCAAGATCCGTCAGTTGGTCATGGATCGTACACGCCATTTGCTGAAAGTGGCCCTATTAGCTTGGGCGCTGGCGATCAAGTTATGAAAGTGACAAGTTTAATTCCAGACGAATCAACTCAAGGCGATGTAACTGTTACGTTTAAGTCTCGGTTTTATCCTAATGCCGCAGAAACTTCATTTGGGCCATTTTCAACTGCAAATCCAACCGATGTGCGATTTACTGGTCGACAAGTTAGAATACGCATAGACGCCGCAAGAAACGCCGATTGGAGGGCTGGAGTAATGCGTATTGAGGCAAAGGCTGGAGGTAAACGTTGATTCCACCAAGTCCATTAGGGCAATGGAACACATGGGCAGAGCGGCTTAACGCATTTTTAACGCGGACAAGAGGCGTATTACGCTTTTTGACAAACAACGATTCCGCCGCAGAAGATGGCGTTTTAATGTGGGATCGATCAATTGATCATCCTGTTGTATCTTTAGACGGTGTATGGGTTCCGCTTGGATATGGCGACAATGATCCAGATCAAGGTTATGGATACGGATCGTTTTACGATCATACGGATCAAAGCGTTACTACAATTAATACTGCAACTGCAATTACTTGGAATACAACTGCAGCATCTTTAAACATATCAATTGGAACGCCTACTAGTAGAATAGTCTTTGCTAAGGCTGGTAAGTATTTTATTAGTTTTACGGCGCAACTTAATTCTCAATCTGCAAGCGCAAAAACGTTTTGGTTTTGGCCTCGAATTAACGGGACTGATATTGATGGATCGACCATGAGAATTACTATGCATGATAACGATGAAACAAAGACAATTGGCAGATCTGGCATTTTTACAGTATCCGCCAATGATTATCTTGAGGCAATGTTTGCCGCAAATGATTTAGACACTGAGTTGCAACACTATGAGGCAGAGGCATTTGCTCCAGCCGTCCCGTCTGTGTCTTTAAATATTCATAGTGTCTAAATGGGAGGCGTTACTGAAAAGCTGGTCGAATGCAGGAAATATATTGATGACGCTCTCGCTTATAGCGGTGGTACACATACTTTCGATGATATTGTTCTTGGCGTTCTTAGCTATAGGTACCAATTTTGGCCTCTTGATGATGGCTGCTGTATTACTGAAATCATTGAGTATCCACGCAAAAAAGTGTTTCACGTTTTTCTAGCTGGTGGTAGGCTTGAACAAATTACAGCCTTAAACGAGCCATTTGCTAAGTTTGCTGAGGCAAACGGATGCTCTTTATTAACGATAGCCGGTCGTAAGGGCTGGGAAAAAGTATTAAATAAACTTGGATGGAAGTTCGAGTTTACAACGCTTAAAAGGGAGATATAAATGAGCGGCGGTGGTAAAGGCGGAAGCCAAACAACAACCAGCAGTATACCAGCTTGGGTTCAAGCGCCAGCAGAAAGAAACATTGCCAGAGCTGAACAAGCCCAAAAAGTTGGATATATGCCATTTTACGGGCCTGACGTTGCAGCGTTCAATCCAACACAGCAGGCGGCTTTTAATTCAAATATTGCAGCTGCGGAAGCGTTTGGAATGGTTCCACAAGGATCATTAACTGCCATGCAGGGCATGGCGCCAACGCCACAAACATTTGCTGGTGGATTGCAGGCTTATTCGTCTGGCTCGTTGTTTGATCAAGCGTTAGCGGAGTTAGAGGCGAGAAGGCCGGGCCAAGTGGCACAATACAACAAAATGTTTGTTAATCCATTTAGCGGCGAACAGCCAGCCCCATTAGTCGAAGAAAAAAACTCAAATCCGTGGTATCCATTTGATGGGCCAGTAAGAACTCAGCCTTTTAATGGATCTTTAGCAAGGCAGTATTAGCAAGGCAGTAAGTAATAAAAATTTTGTTAGTTTAAGTATTTAAGAAATTCACAAAGGATAAATTATGGCAGGATCACCACAGGGCGGAATCCCTAACGTAAATCAAGCAGCAGCTCAAGGCGTATA